AAGCATCTCCCATATGAATCACAGTTTCTACGCCATGTTCCTTTAGAGCAGGGAAGAAGACATTTTTGTAGAAAAGTTCAAAGTAATCATGAAGAAACTTTGAACCTTTTCTGGCGCCGAAATGTGTGTCACTTAAAATTGCTACTTTGCTCATCGGTTTCTATATTGAATATTATCTTTAATGGTGTTGTAGTCTGAACTATGCCCAGAAAGCAAACTGTCATCAACCATCATGACTTCATCAAAACCCGTCTTTTCAATAATTTTGGTTTTAATGTCAAGTTGCTTTTTCTCTTTTTGGATTCTACGGAGAAAAGCATAATGAATGATCTGCGTAAAGTAAGCAAAAGGATTTTTGGATTTTTCAGGATCAAAATTATGAATATATTGAACGCAATTTTCGATTCCATCTGAAATCATATCCTCACGAAACATATAATTTACAAAGTTTGGTTTATATGATAAGTGAGTTGCAATCTTTAAAAAACAATCTCCAAGATAATTTGGAATGGGTGGTTTACCATCCCATCTTCGTGCTCTTTCTTCCTTTGGTTGTTCTCGTAAATCTTTGCCGTATATCTCTTTATATTTCTTTTCGACCTTTGTACGGTAAACGATCATTGCCTCCAACAACTCTTTATTGTTAACATAATGCTCTGTCTTTTTTCTTGGCATAGCGACATTTTTTATTAATCTAATAGGTTATTTTTATTTTATCATACTGAGAAAGACTTGACAAGTAATCAAAATATCGCTAGAATACCTTTGTTGGGTTTGAAGGATGAGATTTAGCTTTCTTTATTATCTTTAAGTTTAAATATATCTTCTAGTCTTTTACGTGCATCTTCTACTGAAGATATATATCCCATCTTTGAATCTGGCTTTACACGTCCTGGTGACTCTGGTCTAGATTTATTATCATCAGATATATATTCATCATATATTGAAATTAAATTCATATCTTCAAGTTCTGTCATAGTAATAATTTTATCAAAATTAACTATATAAAAATCATCATTAGAAAGTTCAATCCATGGCTTTACTTTAGCTATGGTTCCCATTTTACCTTGTATTAATTTTATTATTACTGGATTTTGCAAAATTAAAACTGGATTTCCACCATTATCATCAGTAGCAACTATTGATAGAATTTCTTCCCCAGAAACTAATTTTATTATTGCGTAAAATTCATCTCCCATATTAATTTTTAAGCGGTATGTTTACTATGTCGTAATTAAAATTTTCTTCATTATAAACTTTAATTCTTTCGATTAGATGATTTAAAGTATAATTTTTTCTAGACTTATAGGAAATGTCGTCGGCAATATCATATAACGTTGCTTTTGTTTTGTTATTTCCTTTTCTGAGAACTCTCCCAATTGATTGGAGATTTCTAATCCTTGACTTAGAAGGAGAAGCAAAAATAACATTGTGTAAGTTTTTAATGTTAATGCCAGTAGAGAATGTTCCATAAGATGCAACAATAATCGCATCATTCTCTTTCTCTGTAATCTCTCTTACTTTTTCTCTGTCTTCTGTTGCCACTCCACCATGAACAAAAAAGACATGTCGATCATCAATCCTATTGCTATTTATCATTTCATATAAAGGTTGACCATGACCTTCTACTCTGGAGAATAGAATAAGAGTATTACCTTTAAGATCGAGAGCAAGATTTCGAATAAATTTGTTTCTTCGTTCATGATTTATGATATACTGAACTTCTTCTTCAAAATTTTCAAATTTATGTGCTGGATGTTTCAATAGAAGCACATTGATATCTAATTGAGCAACATGCCCCTTTTTCATCAATTCATCTGTTTTTATAATTTTATAAGAAGGACCAAAAAGACCTTCCAACACCCATTTATGAGTTTGTGTTCCGTCTAATGTGCCTGTAAATCCATAACGATACTTTGCATCAGCAAGTTTTGACATTATAGATATAAGAGACTTTGATTTAAACTGGTGTGCTTCATCCCCAACAACCACATTAAATCTTGAAAAATATTGGCGTGGAAGTTTGTATATAGATTGCCAGGTAGTGATAATCACCTGCGAATCTGTCTCTCTTTCTCTTCCTGCGTATATTTTGTGGCAAAATGAACCCACATCCCAACCATAGTCTTCAAAATCTTTATACATCTGTTCTACTAGGGAAGTCGTTGGAACGACTATCAGAATATTTTGTTCTCGCTCAACGTGATATCTCACAATCGAGTATATCATCAATGACTTTCCCGAAGCAGTTGGGGATATCAATAACTTTCTATTATGTTTTAGGGCGTCGTAAACACCTTCTACTTGATAATCCCTTGGAGAATATTTGCATATAGATTTCATATAATCTTTTACACCTTCTTTTGAAATCATTTCATTAGATTCAAAAGGAAGACCATAAAACTTATTATCTACAAATTCAAAAGTATAATTATGATCTTTGCAAAATTGAGTAACTTTATCTAATAATCCAACATATACTTCGCCGTTTTGAACGTTAAATAATCTAATTTTTCCATCCCAATGTCTGCTACGGAATTGAGGCATAAATTTTGCACCAGGAACCTCAAACGTGAACTGATCTGCAAGTTCATAATAGACGTGAGGATCTGCCTTTACTGTTAAATATACTTCGTTCTTCTTTTGAATAATCAAATGAGACATATACTCATAATATTAATTACAAGTATTTATTCTCCACAATTAAACTTGAAATCTAAAACTGCCTTATATAATTCTGTTCTGAGGTAATTTAGATGCTCCTGCTCAAATGGATGCCTGGAAGGATATCCCTCCCAGGTTTCTATTCTTTTACAAACACAATCGTATAAAAGATGAATATCTTCTATACTAAAATCCATTATAAACTTGGATTCTTCATCCATTAGTTAAACCCTGCTTGGAACCTGTGCCACTCGATTGCATTTTTAATTTGAAAAGTTCTATTGGAGATATTCTTAATAATCTCTTCAAGAAACTTTAACATAGTATCGTAATATTTAATTTTTAAATCTACTGCTGTTAATCTTTCATCAGCATCAAGATAGCGTTGAAGCACATCTTTTTCTCTTATCTTATAAGGAAATGGATCTTCTTCATACACTTCTGCAGGTGCTTTACCTGCATAATAATTATATCTTTCCAATCTCACACGATTAAAAGACTCTCTTGCCTTTTCTCTTAAAAGAGTAATCGTATTATATATGGTATAGTATTTAGAGTGAAGTTGAGGTATTTTAAGTGATTCATCATGTAAGTTATCTGGATCTATGAAAGAATCCCTCTCCCACATCTCCTGAATTTGTTCAAGATTCATAAGGGTGTTCTACCGTCAGATGCTAATATATTGTAGATAGTATACTTGAAAGATGCTTCTGCTGTAAAGTAATTGATATCAGTATCAGATGTTTGGAAATCTAATGATGATAATGAAGTTGGAAATAAATCTTTAAATTTTACAATTGATACGGTATTAAAATTACTATTTAAAATATGTAGACTTCCATCACTAAATTGTTCCTTATAATCTTTTATTCCATCATCATTTGTAATAAAATTTCCAAATTGTTCTGTTGATTCTGGAAAACCTAAACCAGTTATCCAATTATGAATTAATGCATAATTTTCCATATTTTCATCAACTAAAAATCTTAAATTTAAATCTCCATATTGAATTTTTCCTCCAGGAATATCAATATCTTTTAAATAAGTGGATTGCGAAATAGTTGAAAATGAAATTTCTGGAATTTTTGTAGAATTGCAAAAGAATGAAACTTTAGGATACTTTGAGAGATGAAATTTAAATCCAACAGGAGATAAAAAATTTCTATTTTGTATCTGCTTGTCAAAAGATGTTGCCATAGTTTTTTACTTGTATTGGAACTATTATTTAATAACCGGACCTACGCCATGAGGAGCAACATATTTAGTTGGTTCAGTCAATTTTACATAAACTTTTCTTTTTCCATATTGAGTCGGTGTCAATTTTGGATTGCCAGTCAAGTCTCTTGCAGTTTGTCTCATCAAATCAAAACTTGTAGAACGATTAACTGCTCCAGCAGGTCCGAAATTGCCAGTATCTTTTACTTGGGTTATGATACTTCTTGTACCAGTTCCCATTGGTTTTTGAGTAAATGTTACTTTAGATCCAAATTTTCTGGATGGAGTTCCTGCCCATTCACCTTTTGGAACTTCATTTTTTTTATACTTATAAGGAACAGCTACACCTCGTGTAGAACCTGAAAATGGAGTTCCATCAGCAGTTCTCTGAACTTTATCTCTACCAGTATTATATGATTGAGAAGTTGTATCTTTGGGTCCGTAAGAACTTGTATTAACAGGTTTCCATCCATATCTTGCTTTTTCAGATGGAGTATGTGATCTTGGCGTAAATTCACCTGTTGTTTTATTTAATTCTCCAGATTTATAATTTTTATATGCTAAAACTTTTACATCACCTTTTGGTTTTGGTTTTGGTGGTTTTGGTTTGGATGCAAATGGATTCCAAAATTCATTAATATTTGCATCATCACAAAACTGATTAAAAGTTTTCATTATAGTAGTCTTTAAATATATTTAGATAAAAAAAGAGGGTTCCGAAGAACCCTCTAAAAAACTCTTTGTTATCTAAATCACATAAGGTTGGTAACCTTGGTGCGTCTGTAGTAAACGTTAGAGTTGGTGGAAATAACACCAGGATTGGTGAGAGTTGCGCCCTTGGCGAATGGATTTGCAACCATGCCATAACGGGTCTTAAAGCCGATCTTAGGCTGGAAGGTGTTCTCACCAACGGCGCGAACCATTTGGAGAGGAACGTATGGGCAATAGAAGAGACCTGCGTCATAAGGGTTAGAACCCTTGTATCCTACGACGTAATACTGGTTAGCAGCAACGTTAGCAGAATATGGGTCAATGTAAACGCGGAACTTGCCCTGAAGAACACCAGCGAAAGTATTGCCGGTATCATCTACCTGAAGATTTGCATTAAGTGCAGGAGTGTAATCGAGAACACCAGCCATTGCAAGTGCAGAAGCAACGTCTGCAGAGCAAATGATGGTGTTGCCCTTTCCTCTACGAGTTTGCTGTGCGATAGCGTTGGCATCGCGCTCGATTTGGAAGATTAGACCCTTGAACTTTTCAACAGACCAACGACCATTGGAGTCAACGTCGAGGTCGAAGGTTCCTGCGGTAGCAACGTTTGCTTGAGCACCAGGAACAGCAGACTTATAAATGGTACGAACAACTTCGCGGTTGATTTCAGCAAGAATCTCAGTAGAGAGAATGTTTGCGAGTTCCGCTTCAGCGTTCAGACCGTGAATTGCCTTCAGATCTTGAGCAAGTTCAAGACTATATTCTGCTTTCAGTGCGCGTGACTTAGCAGTAACAGTAACTTTCTCGATCGAGAAAGCCATCTGGTTGAAGTGCTCAGACTCTCCAAGACCTTCAGCAGCATCGGTGCGAAGACCTTGACCAACGTTATACTGGTTAGCGCCAGTACCAGCGTTAGTGGATTGATCAGTTGGGCTAAGGATTGAAGGGTTGCTTCCACCCTGAGCAGTAGTACCAAGACCAACAGAACCATCAACGAAACCATCAGTTTCGTTGAATCCTGAATCCTGACCAGAGAATGCAGAATCGACTTCGTTGTAGAAGTTTTCTGCTCCACTCTGACTAGAATAACGTGAACGCATTGCAAAGATAAGACCTGTAGGACCGTTCATTGGTTGAACGCCACAGATGTCATATGCCATCAAGTTAGGCATTGAACGTCTGATCAAGGAGATCAGAACTGGATCGAAACCTTGAAGAGCTCCAGTAGTAGCACCACCAAGACCAGGATTAGAACCGGATCCGGTGCTGTTGGTTGGTGCCTCGTAAAGAAACTCTTGTGCTTCGCGAATTTGTGTTTCTTGGTTTTCGAGCAGGATTGCAGTTACAGCTCTACGATGAGAATCTTTGATAGGATCAAGACCTTCGTAGTCTAGGAGTGGGGACCACTTCTCCTGCAATTGCTCGGCATTGAACATTTGCATTGAATTTTACCTCGTTAAAGTTAGTTTGATTTATAATTTAAAAATCACTTTTTAGAAACTCTGTGGAGAGTCTGAAGGTAAGCACCCATTGTGCTACTTACTGACTCATTAATTGTGTAGTCAGTTTCTTCAGATAGATTCTCACCAACGTTTCTTTGAGTACCAGCATCGGATGGGAAATATGATTCCCTTAAAGTTACTAGTTTCTCACGATAGTTGTCTTCACCATCAAACTCAACATTTTCGGCAAGAGAAGCGAGTTTGTCTTTCTGAGAAAGTGCAAGACCCTCAGCGACTTCAGCAAAGATTACATCAGCAACCGACTCTGCTAATCTCTGATTAAGAGCAACATTCTTTTGAATTTGCTCGTTGAGTTTTCCTTCCATTTCATCAAGTTTATCTACCATGCTCTCGATTACATCATATTTCTCTTCAGGGATAGTTACATAATGATCTTCAAAAAGACTCTTCATTCCAACAAGGAATGATTCAGTCATTTCGGTCTTAAGACCTTGCTCAACAGCAAGTGCATTTTCTTTAATCCACTCGTCTGCAACATACTCTAAATAAGCGTCAACACGCTCAGTTAAACTTTCTTTAATAGAAATGATTTCTTCTACCAGTGTTTCCTCATAAGCACTTTGAAGTTGCTCTTTTACTTCAGATACTTTAGATCTAATGGCAGCTTCAAAAATTGTTTTCGCTTTTTCTTGGAATTCTTCAGAAAGTTCTTCGCCCTCTAAAAGAGCATTTACATCTTCTTCAATATCAATTTCTTCTTGGAATTCTGTATCCTCTTCAATTTCTTCTTCATACTCTTCTTCCGAACTTTCAAATACTTCTTCTTCATCATCAATCAAATCCTCTTCTTCAGATTCTTCTCTAACGCCTTGCATTGGCTCAGCAGCCATTGCTTTAGCATTAACCACATCTCTTACCTGCGCAATAGTTTGATCAGGTGTTTTAAGACGTGCAGAGTCATCATCGACTCTATAATTTTCTGGAGTAGGACCACCTAAATCTTCATATCCTTGCCCAGGAGTTGCTACTCCAGAAGCGTTACCGGATTGCATTGGTTCGGCAGGTGCTGCCCCTTTGGTTACTACGTTTTCCATTTCTTGTAAATTACTACCAACGGACATTTGCTTTTAGATTTATTGTATTAATCTATATTTATTTATAAATTAAAGATCTAGAAGAAATCTTTGAAAGAGAGCAAGTTTATGCTCTTCAAGTCTTTTTTGATCAACAAGAGTGTTTATAGTCTTCTGGGTTCTTTCTGCAAGTTGTTCACGAAGAATTCCACCTTCCCACACCCATTCTTTTCCTTCCATAATTCCCTGAACAAAAGCATCAGGAGCAGAAGGATCGGCAACGATATCAGCAGCAGTTGCTAACATGAAATCATCACCAACAATTTTATGACCCTGATTGGTCATTTTAAGTGATCCAACACCGCGAGAAGAAACACCTAAAGTAACTCCTTCTTTAATTAAAGATTTTGCAATCTTTCCCATTGGAGTTTCTAGAAGTTGAGCTTTACCAATGAAATTGTTTCCATTTTGATTTAGCTCACAAATTTTATGCGAAACTCTATCCAAATTAATGGTAGGGCCATCAGGATGACCAAGTTCTCCTAAAGCGCGACCCTTACTAATGAAGTTATCGCTATATCTTTTAACTTCCTTTTCCATGATTGGAAAAGGATACATTCTTCCGTTGCGATTTACACATTCGGATTGAAGAAAAACACCTTTAATATAGTGTTTTTGATCTGCACCTTTTCCTTCTGTGATAAATTCTACTTTTTGAATTTCTTCCGTGATTAATTTCATTTTTTTTATACGGTAAATCCTACTTTTGCTCCAAGAACTCCACTAGCACTTGCAAATACTGTATATGATGGATTTTTTTCCAAATATTCTGTAGTCGAACCTAGCATGGTAAATGAACCAATTCCTGTTCCACCAGCAGTTTCTTGAACTGTAATTACTCTTGGATCAGAACTTGTGTTTACAAGTCTAACTACGGTTGCTTCAGAAAAACTAATTCCAATACCAGCAGATGTTGGAACAACTACTTCATTTCCTTTAATTAAAGTTCTTGCCATTATTCTTCTTCCTCTGGTGTGTTATCAAACATCATTGCTGCAATTTCAGGTCTTGCATTATCTATTCTTTCAGAAGCTTTATTATATAAAATTTCTTTAATTTTATCCGAAACATCTGATGCGGATCCATCAGTTGCAATCAAATCGACAAGATCTTCCATGTGAACTATGCTATAACTATAAACTTATTTATATTTTTCTATGTTCCTTTTATTTCTGGAGCTTGAGTAGAAGTTCCACTTACATCAGGATCTTTTGGGATATTCCCAAGAGATTGTTCTGGATTTTGTGGAATAGGATTTCCAAATTCATCTGTCGGGGCATTTGGATCTGGAAGAATACCCATTTCAATTTCCATATCAATTTGCGTATCAATATCAATAATTTCAGAATCTGTTTGACGCAAAATTCTTCTGCGAACATATTCAGTTGAATAATATTTTCCAATATATGGCTCAACTGTTGTAAGTAAAGATAAACGATTTTGTAACAATTCTGCTTCTTTAAGTTCTGAAAAATGATTATCATATAGGAAGTCATATTGAATATGATCTTCCATAATTTCCCAATCTTCTGGAGTAACAATATTTTTTAGCAGCAACTGTGTGCGCAACATGTCATTAAATAATTGAGCAAATCTCTTTCTCAGACGACCAACAAACTTGGAAAACTTAAGTTCATCTCTTAAAATTTCAGAAGAACGTCCGAGATTGAATCCATCATTTGCAGCAATTCTTGATTCTGGAACTCCTAATGCTCTATAAAGTTTCTTTTGAAAATATTCAATATCCGAAAGTTCTCCAAGATTTTGACCACCTGGAAGAGTAGTAATTTCCGTTCCTCTCCCACCTTCTCTTCTAGGAAGCCAAAAATCTTCAAGCATACTCATAAATTTACGATCATCACGAACTTCTCCGGTATTTGCATCGTAAACAAGTTTGTTTCTATAACGAGACATAACCTCTTTAAGGTATTGTTCCGCTTTTACTTTAGGGAGATTGCCAACATCAATATAAAAAATTCTTCTCTCAGGTGCTCTTGAAAGTCTGTAAATTACAAGTGAATCCTCAATCATGCGAAGTTGATTGAGTGCTTTGATTGCTTTATGAAGGTAAGAAAGAACTGATCCTTTATTTCTATCTACTAAACCTGAAGTGCAATATGTAATTGAATCTTTCGCAATTTTAATTGCTCCTTTGGATGATCCTGAAATAGATCCCATCGGATAATTTGGAGTTGGAGTGTAGATAAAATATTCTTCGATTTGAGAATAAATTAGTGCTGGATCCTGAGACGATGTTAAATTGTTGATTTTATTATCTTCATTTTTTTTAACTTCTTGACGAACATGCTTCATTTTCATGGGATCAATATATCTGAGCTCTTTGATCCCTTCTTGCGGATTTTGAATATCAATGACTTTTAAATAATATACTCTACCATCAACATACCAATTTCTAAAAATTTCGTGAGATTTTCTATCAAAATCCATCATTTCTTTAATGGATCTAAATTCCTCTCGAATAACTTGCTTTAATTTATCACTAGCATTTAAATTACTCAATTCTATTTCTACTGGAGAATCGTAAAGATCACTTACGATTGCTTCATTAATTACATCTTCGATAGCTCCATCACATTCTGGATGAAGAGCCATCTCTCTATAACGACGAATTAAATCATGTTCAGTTCTATAAACACCTTCAATGTCTACATATTGACCATAAAATCCTGATTGAATAAAATAGTCAACCCCGTCCTCATCTGCAGGAGGAACGGGGGATACTATAGATTTAGACCTTTCTTTTTCATCATCAATCGAAAAACCAAAAAGTTTCGCCATTTTATAAATTTAACTCGTTGTTATTGACTATTTAGTTAATGTTTTCACCACCAGCAACTGGAGAACTTCCTTTAATTGCTTCCCACCAGTGAATTTGCATTTCAACAGTAAATTCTTCTATTGCTTCGCTATCGTAAGAGAGATTGATTGTTGAAATATTTGTTGGGAAAATGTCATAGAAATGATATGATCTGAGGATAGATCCATCACGATTTAATTGATGAACAAAAGCATCTGCCTGATATGTAGATGGATCAATTGAACCAGTATTATCAGAAAGACGGTTAATATAATTCATCCATTTTTCAAAAGATGAGCGAATTGAAAAATCTACATCATTAATGATAGTGATAGTCCAACTTTCAAAGGTGCGATCTCCAGCTAATTTTAATGTTCTTCCTCTGAAAGCTACTTCAATAGGAGCAACACTTGATGCTGGAAGAGCAGCAGATTTTGTTAAAAATCTTGTCTTATCTAAAGTTACTGCATCAATACCAACTGCTGTTGGGAAAGAAAGTTCAACTTCAAATAGGTTAGATCTTGTGCCACCGCCAGTTAATTTACTTTTAAAATCAGTAATTTTTCTTAGCGGAATATTATTGACTTGGTTTCTAGTTGCCATAGTTTTAGAACCTCTATTCTAATTAAAAGTTTCCGATTACTTCTTCAAAATCAACACCAGTCTTGGTGGCAACAAAGGTCAGACCAATGAAGTTAATTGATCTTGCTGGCTTAATGAAAATGTCAGCAACGAATTCATTATTATCTATCACAGCAGCAGTGTTATTTGTTTCATCACAAATAACAACATAATCAGTGATTCCTCTATTTGATTGAACATCACGAAGGAATGGTTCGACAGTATTTACAAAATTGGTTCTTGTTATTTCATCATTAAATTCAAACATTGCATCTTTTGCTGCCGCAGAAATTGCCTCCTCAAGATAGATGAATAGACGACGAACATTAATTCTATCAAACGCAGATGCTTTTGCTAATCCAGTCTTATCTCCGAAAAGAATAATACCAGCTCCTGGAGAGAATACTACAGGATTTATTCTTGCAGAGTACAATTTATCTCTTTGAGATTTTGTTGGATTGTATGCAAGTTTAACTGCATTTAAGATGGCACCTTTTGCTGTTCCTGCTGGAGAATACCAAGGGAACAAATTAATATCAGTTCTAGCACAAAGACCTGCAATATCGCCATTTAGAGGAATATATCTAAATGTATCATTAAATCTATCATACATGTATTTGTATCCACTATCAAATACTCCATAAGAAGATGAAGTAATTGGTGAGTAATATTCGATTAAATTATTTGTAATTGTTGCTGCAGAATAAACATTTACAGCAGTTTCGTCTGAAGTATCACTAAGTAAAGAACCTCTATTTGGAGAAACAAATGCTATCGCATCTTGTCTCAACTCAGCAACTGAAATTATTTTATTTGCCAAAGCTTGGCAGTCTTCTTTTGTATGAAATGCAGATCCCATTAAAAGAAAATCTACAGTAAAATTATCAGTATTTTCAAATAAATCATATCCTTCAGATAATCCACTCAAATTTGCTTTAAGGGAAAGTGATGTTGTTCCAAATCCAACCTGTCCACCATAATTTTTTCCGTTTGTTAAGGAGTAATCCTTTGCTCCAGCAGATTTGAAAGTAATTCCTTCGGCGTTTTGATCCCAAGCATTGTCAGTGATTAATGTATATTCATTTGATAAGAAACCAGAACTAGTTGAAGTAACTCCCAATGGTTCTCCTAAACCGAAAATATATTCGGAATTATTGGCAAGATACTTTCTCCAATAAGATGGCGAACCAGCTGAAAACTCTGCATCCTTTGCTTTTGAAAGACTTAGATGTTTTTCAAGAATTGTTCCTGCATTTCCTGTAACAGATCCTTTTGCATCAATAACTAATATATGAACTTCATCAAATTTAGATCCTCTTGCTGCGGCAAAAGATGATGTTCCAGGTCTTGGTGCAACACTACTCCAATCAATAGTTAAAGAACTTGTTACACCAACTTTTTGAGAATTGAACCAATCTATTGCTGATGTAGCAGATTGTGCAGATCCTGTTGGTGAATCTCCATTTTCTTTTGTGTTATCTAAGAAATATAAAGTATCTGCTTTGAAAGCATAATTGCTAGATTCTTGATACTCTACTGAAGTTTCTGTTCCTGCTGATGATACCTTTGAAAGAACTTTAACGGAAATTTGACTTGTTCCTAATCCAACGGAAGCTCCAATACCAGTTATGATACCTTTTAAATATCCGTCTAATACTGTAGTTGTTCCTACACCGGCAGATACTTTACCTGACAGATCTTGAGTAACTCCATACCCAACTACAATATTATTTGCTGATGTATCAATTCCGGTTAAAATTTGATCGGCAAAATTGTCAATAATACAAACTCTTAAATCATTTCCCCAGGTTCCTGGATTTCTTGCTGCTACAAATCTACCTGAGAGAGTATTTTCGTCATATCCTAGATCATTATAATGATCTAAACTATCAATTTTTACTTCAGTTCCTTCTGCTACTGAATTTTTTAACTTAGTATCATTTGCTCTTACGACCCTTAAATTTCCTCCATAAGAGAGATAAGAAGATGCTGTAAACCAATATTCATACTGCTTATTAGTTGAAGATGGTTGACCAAAAGTATTTAAAAGATCACTTTCATTTTCAATCAAAATTGGAACGTTGACCGGTCCCTGAGAGAAAGGTGCTACAAGTGCTCCGGTTCTATTTTGTGCAGGAGCAGTTCTTCCGGTTGTTAAATCAATTTCCCTTACTACAATACCAGGAGATGCTAAATTTAATGGCATCTTAACTTCCCTCGCAATCCAAATTTATCTAAAAGTATTTATTATTTCCTCTATTTACATATATTCCCACATAAAAGATCTATCTCCATATTCATCTGTATACCACCGATCACCCTGATTATCTACAAATTCTTCCACATTATCGAATCCATCAGATATAAATCCAAATGGCGCCATATCCTGTTCTATTTGATTTCTTTGCTCTTCATATATTCTTTTACGAATATCATTATCTGTCATTTCTTTAAAATAATCTTGAGCAACTAACCAAGAGAATATAACTAAACACATCGCCAAATCGTCATTACAACCCTCTTCCGCTTCAAATGTATTATGTTTTTGAGAAAATGTAGTTAATTCATTAATAATTTCATAGTCAACTGTCAATAATTTATCATCTTCTAAAAATGTTTTAAGATTAGAGCAACCCAACTTCTTAACTGCAGATGTCATTCGAACACCAAGTTGAGATTTTTTTCCACTAAATCCTGTTCCCACAATCTGTCCTGCCCGACCTCTCATTGATGCCATGAGAAGATTATCATATTCCAAATCATAATGTAAAATACTTGCAACCTGATCACCAATGTCATTAACTTCTATTAGTAACCAGGCATCATTATACGCTTTTCCAACTTCTTCAATAATGTTTGGAAAGAGCATTGGTTTGATTTCATTATTTCTGTACTTTGCAACGACCTTGTACGGGAATTGTGTGATATCAAACACGATAAAAGCAGAATAGTCGTTCCCCAAACCGCGAGCAACGTCAACAGTAATGAGATAATTATTTTCTGGTTTTGTATTTTCATAAATGTCAAGTCCTGCATTTCTTTTTATGGGATTTTCATAAACAAGATTTTTAAGTTTTGCTGGATTAATAAGAGTATTGACAGAACCTAAAAATTCGCATTCAAACTCAACTTTAAATTGCTGTTCAGAAGTATTTGCAATTGTTTGCTCTTTCCATTTTGTATCTCTACCCGGAACTTCTGACCAATGAACTTCTGTTGGTATATATTCATTTTTACCTCTTTCCGCATCGTGCCACATGCGGTAGAAGTGATTCATACCACGAGGGGTAGAAACGATAATTACCTTCGTGCTCGATCCAGAAGAAATAGTAGGATAAACAGAGGCAAAGAAGTCATCAGCAATGTGATTCGGGATGAATGCGAACTCATCAAGAAAGATGACATTATAGGATCCGCCTCGGACAGCAGATGAAGAAGTAGAGTTAGACGAAATTTTGGACCCATTTTCTAATTCCAGACTACCTTTGTTCCATGATACAATACCTTGTTGCATCCACCTAGGCAAGTTTTCATATGCAGTTTGTAATCTTCCAAGAAGGTCTCTAGCAGTTGATGCTTTGTTTGCTAGGATAGCAATGTTTACATTATCATTAAATACTGCATAATGAAGCAGATAAGATACGCACGTAGTAGATTTGCCCGTCTGACGTGGCATCTTACAAATATTGAATCTGTTATCGTGGAAGTTTTGAATTAACTTCTCTTGAAACGGATACATATCGAAAGGCACAAGACCTTCATCAAGAGAAACAATTTTTATATATTTCCTTGCAAAATATACGGGATCTTCTTTACATTTGAGGAACTCAATAATTTGTTCCTCTGTAAACTCAATTTGTGTATTTGCTTTTTTTAGATTAGGATTACCAAGATATACTTCACTCATAAAAAATTACCTTTGTTCAATCCAGTTTAATACTGCGAGTGCTGCTTTGTTAGTATTGGGTGAAGCACATGCTAAAGTGTATATATCACTAATCGTTCCAATACCACTTCTACCAATCTGTAGTCCTGCCTTATCATCAACCTCTACAAGAGAAGAACCACCAGAAATCGTAAATCCACTCAGGATAATATTTCCACCAGTTATAGCAGTAGCACTTGTGTCGTATTGGATAAAGGAGTTTGGATCTGGATGATCTGTCCAACTTGCACCAGTTAATGTTGGGTTCTCAATCAATCTCCAATAGACATTAGTATTATCATTCGTTGCTGTTTGTAGAGATCTTAACAAAGCAACAGCAGCCAATGAACCAGATTTTAATCTGAGACTTACGACTGGATAAAATGTATTTGCATCTGCCAGTGTAGTGCCAGTAATCGGATTAGCAACACTTTCAAGAATACCAAGTTTCTCTGGTTCACCTTCCTGAATCAGAGAATTGGAACCCTGATACAGGTAATGAGTTCCTGCAACACCAGTTACATTTTCAATTTCAACACGAATGGGTAAGAATGGAGTAGAACACCAAACATTATCCAAAGTATTTGAGTTCTCAAATGTGTGAGATGCAATTGTCTCATTTTTCATTAACCAGGCAAACTCTACAAGACCAGCACCATACCATTCATAGTTGATGGAAATCATCTGCTGTTTTGTTGCATCAGCAGTTACACCAGTATATCCATTACCATCAAACTTTTCACCATTCCAATTGTCTCTAGTGACTCTGGTTTCTGTAACAATACCTGTTGTATTACTACGAATTACATAAGAATAAGTGCCACCATCATCCTCAAAGTAAGCACCATTATTTTCATCAAACAATCCAAATCTTCTACGAATACCGACCTGTGGAGTATCAAGACGAATTGCAAACGCAAGAGTAGCAGATCTGCCAGGAATGTATCTCATTACATTCTTGGTTTGTCGAATTACTTTACTTCCAGATGCAGAACCAACCTGCATTACTACATTACTGGAATTTGCATTATAAGTAGCAGTTGCACCGACTCCGACTACACTCTCATCCCAGACATCAGATTCCTTTCCATATTGGAAGGTGTTGAAAAATACTGTCTGATATGGAGCAACCTTTAATCTGTTATTATTAGAAAACTGAGGTCTCCAATCTGTTTGGTTCCCCCAATGATCTGCAATATTATATACCTCAAAGAGACTCCTTTCTTGGTTGAGAAAGTCTTGGGTATTTTTATTCCACTGTGCCATCAGTCACTCCAACTTAATCTTTCTGGTTGATATCTTTGTGCATTTTTGATTTTTGAAGGAGAATTTCCTGGATAAATTTGATGAACAATTGCTCCAGGATATTCTCCTTGAATCTGCTCTGCCAATTCATTTCTAGTTAACATTTTTCCTTCTACTTCAAGACGATATAATTTACCCTCCCAAACAACATCGGCAAAGAATGACTCTTGTGCCTGTTCTGGTTGAGAACCTCCTACATTGAGAGTTCCATTGAAATCACCATTAATGGTGATGCTTTCTGAGAGAAATTGTTGAAAACTTTTCATCCTATTTCACCACTTAACTTTGTTTGCCCAGTATGCTGCAGACATTCTGCCTTTAGCAATATTCTTTGCATGTCTAGATTGGAATCTATGTCTCCTGGAAGCATATTCCTTAGATTCTCCTTCTTTTTTTGGAGACCCTTTTACACCTCTTTGCCCAAAACGAATAATCTTTTCTTTTCCACCTTCACATGCTTTTACAACATGAGACTTTCCAGTAAGTGAGTCTCCAACTGCTTGTGCCTTTGGTGAATTACACTTCATTTTGGATTTATCAATTGCTTCATCAAGTTCAAGTTCTGATCTCCAATCAGAAAATTTATTTGCAATCTTAAACATTGGATTAACATGAATATTTTCAACATGCTCTTTCATTTCTCCACTATCAACATAATCAGCAGCCGTATCTAGATAGTCAGATGCCTTTGTAATTTTTGATTGAACCCATGCTTTTAGTTGACCTTCTCCTTTCATCTTTTTACGTAGTCTTTTTGCTGCAGAAACAATTGTGGATAATTCTGAACGAGCCATTGAATACTCATGATCTTGACTTTTTTCTTCGGAAATTTTTTCTACTTCTAAATCTTTTCTCCAATTTGAAAATTGTTCATTATTGCTATTTGAGGATTTCCAACCACCACCTCTTTTTTTGTACCATTTTGCTGCCCAACCGTTAGCATATGCTGATGGATAAACATCAAATTTCGATCTTGCTAATGATTTTGCTCTTGACCATAAAGATGGGTTAGTTGGAACGTTTTTTTCGTAAAGAAATTCTTCACCAATTTTATTTGATACCATTTTTGGAGATCCTCCTTTTCCTGGTCTATCTGCTACTGGATCTTTCTCTCTTTTTCTTCTTACAGCTGCTGCTCTTTCATCTTTAGACATTTTTGCAGCTTTTTCTTTAGATAAGCATTTTGGTTTTGGTTCTCCTGGTTCCCGAGCACATTTTCCAATACGCTCTCCTTTTGCATTATAACGATCCCATCCACCACCACCTACTCCACCCTCTTCACCTTTTCCAAACCACTTTCTAAGATCTTCATTCATTTTTTTCTTTTTTCCTTGGCAATGAGCTCTCTGAGAAAATCCTTTTGGATTATCACAATCAATTGACTTTTTATATTTTTCTGACCAACCCATCGGAAATTATTACTCCTTATTATTTAGAAAACCTTGCTTAAGTAGTTTTGATAGATCTGAAGTTGAACCAACAAAAACTGCATTGTTTGTAACATTGTTTGTGGTTTTTACTGTATTTTCTTCAACGTCTTTAAGTTTTTTTTGAAGATCAACAAGTTTGTCTGTTGTATCAGCAACACTTTTAATCAATTGACCGGCAACTTCATACGCACGAGGACTTCCTCCCTCACCTGCTAATTCCATAATTCCATTAATTGCTTCTTGACCTTTTTCAATTAATGAATATAAATTTGCTCTCGTATACTCATAATCTTTCTGAATATCGTCAGATCTTGCCGGAGAAATATCTAAATGATTTTTTTCTACCTCTACAATATCTCCATCAATATTCAAAGCTTCATTTAAAGGATCATAATTACTCATAACTTTTATACGTCTCTTTGTAATGTTGGACTATAAACTTTAGAGTCATTAAAAAATTCTAAAGTTTCTGTAAATCCAAAATCATCATCAACACCAGCATCAATTGGATCTGGAACTGCAGTATACCTCATCTCTCGTTTTGCAGTTGAAGTATTGGTGTCTAAATGATAATCGACTTGAACTTTACGAATCAATCCATCAGTGCTTTCTGCAACTGGTCCGAACAAGTATGTCTTTGCAGTAAATCTTAAAGTATAAATTAGAGCGCGACGAGTCGAAAAATTTCCTTCATAATTATCTTGAAATGTTACACTATCTAAAACAATCGGAACATCTCTTTTTTCACCTATTGAACTGATTAAATCAACTGTTAAATTGAATGATGGTTGGAAAAATGGTAGTATTTGTTCAACTATTTGTAAAGCATCATCATTCAGTTTTGTAAGAATGCTCAATTCAAATCCAATATTGTAAGGAACCGGCATATAAACTTTTTTTAAATTGTTACCATCAGAGGCTTTAAAAGTTTGTGTAATACCAGATTTTCTTGTTGGATCATAAGCAATAGATGTCATTTCAAATGACATTCTTGGTAAAACTAAAGCAATTGCCCTATCCAATTGGGACTGCTCTTCAATTTTTGCAAGATATTTTTGCATTGGTCCATAACCCAATGGAACTTTAGTTTCAGATAAAGTCGATCCGTCCTTATTCTCATGACGAATAAAAATATTATTGAATAGAGTTCCAAATCCAATAATTGTTTTACGAATAATTTCGTGATAAAAATAAGTTCCTAACATTAGTAATCTCCAAAAGGATTGGATTCTGTAAAATCAAGTATAGAATCAGCCTCCAATTCTATTTCTTCATTTCTATCGTAGGTATCTGCGTGACTACTATCATCATATTCTTCTACAGCGTATCTTGCTGAAGAAATTGATCCTACTATAATCTCTCCAGGTATAAATTTACCACTATTTATTGCAACTCTTAAGTTTGTAGAAGAAAGAACTCCAGGAATACTTGATGCTTCTGTTCTAAAATCTTTAACTCTTGCTATTGTTCCTGATGTTTGACCAGTAACAATTTCATTAAATACGAAAGTTCCAATACCAGTAGTAGATGCTGCAGAAATTGTTACTGAAGGGTTTTCTGTATATCCAATACCAGGATTTATTATGTGTACAGCAACAACGTTTTGGTCACTTCCAAGAGATGCAATTCCAACAGCAGTAACACCAACTGCAAGAGGAAAATATCCTCTACCTGGTTCTAAAATTGTAATATTTGTAATTCCACCACCAACAATTACTGGAAAAAATGATCCGGAAATAGTTGGTGGTTGTGTATTTAAAATGTTTATTTGTGGAGGATCTGTTGCTGCGTATCCAGTTCCACCATTTACAATAGTAAATGATTCTACACCATAATCAATATTAAAATTTGGGGTTACAACTGCACCCGATCCTGGAACTGTTCTCATCTTTAATTAAATAGTTATTGATGTTGTTGAAAGAACTCCAGAATTATCAACTATTATTCTGAAAGTAGTTCCATTTGGAGATGTTAAAACCAGTCCATTCGATGTGTCTATTCCGGCTCTTACATCTCCTCTTACATCTAGTAAAGTTGTTGCTGATGTAGTTCCAATCCCTATAGAATATCCAGTTCCAACAATTACATTCGAAACAACTTCTCCACCAATACTAACATCAGTACTTATAGCGACAGTTGTTGCATTTAGATTTAAATTATTAGGACTTTCAATAGTTGGAGTTCCTGAAGCACCTATCAAATTTATATCTTTTACGCCAAAATTTTTATCTGCCATTTGAGATTTTTTAGATATTTATGATTGTTTAAACGATATGCCAGAAATATTTACTCCACTAATTGAAGGTCTAGTATTATTTGCAAATGGATTATATAAAATTCTTGCTGTAGCTCCTTTCAATCCATAAGTATCTGACCAGTAAGAAACTGAAGTTCCTGCTCCAATTGGATTGACATTTTTATAAGTATCTAGAATAGGATTTCCTGGACCATTTTCTAATAAAACTGATCCATGTTTTAATAACCAATTCCTAGAATCAACTCTAGTAGCTGATGGATTTGATTCCAAATATAATGCAATAACTCCAGTAACCTGAGGTGCTGCCATACTTGTTCCACTTATATAACCGTTCAAATACGTTCCATTTCTTGGATCAGCATATCCAGTTCCATATGAACTTAATACGTTCGATCCTGCTGACCAAATATCAATTGCTGGCCCAGTATTTGAAAAATTACTTTTTCTTTCTGAAGTTATTCCACTTGTAACTACAACATTATCAAGAGAACCAACTCTAATAGCGGCATCATTTTGACCCTGATGTGCTATAGATGGAGTTCCAGCACGATTAAAATATTCACCTACCGCACCAAAAGGTTCAGCAATATCACCTCCATAATAAAAAGTTCCACTAGTAAATTGATTATTGTAATCAACTCCATTAAAAATATCATGTTTACCACTAGGATTTCCCGTATTACCTGCAGTAAAGATAAAAGTTATGTCTTTACAATCAGGATCATCAAATATTTCATCAACTGTTGCTTGAGATGTTGCATGAACTGAAGAAAATTGATAATAACCACCAGTTGTAGAAATATTATAAACTGGAGGTAAAAATGAATTAGATCCTTCTATGTCTCCAGAAGAATATGATGATCCTCTAAAATTTACTTGATATGGAGCTCCATAAGAAACAAATTGTCTAAGGCCCCAACTGCCGTTTACAATAG